GCGGCAAGGCTTGCTATGCCAAGGGCGGCGGCGTTGAAGGCAATGTCTCGACTTCCAAGCCTGGGGTGACCAACACCACCACGGGTGAAGTGAAGAAGGGCAATGCGGGCGGCTTCAAGAAAGGCGGTACCGCAAAAAAAGCCTTCGCGGCGGGGGGCAGTGTTAACGACTCTGGTCGTCCCGTCGCGTACCCGGCCAAGCCCGTTTCCAAGTCTGTGAAGAACAATCTCCAGTCGGGGACGTTCAAGCACGGCGGCAAGGTCAAGATGGCTGAAGGCGGGAAGATTCCTGCCGAGGCTCAATCTGCGATCAAGCAAGCCGATGCTGAACGCGCTTTCCGCGACTACGAGAAGGCCGAGGCGGCTGAGAACAAGGCGATGCGTGACTCCATCCTTGGGGCACCAAAGCGGATGTTCGAGGCGGCCAAAGGTCTCTTCAAGGGCAAGGAGGCTCCTTCTGGAAGTGTGACCAAGACTGAGAAGTCTGTAACTGTCGCTCCTTCCAAGAAGCGGGGCGGATCGGTAAAGTGCTGAAAACGAGCGGGGGCTTCGGCCCTCGCTTTCTTTGATTGTGGAGAGTTCACATGGGAACTTATTCTTCTGCCACCCGCCAAGGTGCCTACGAGCCATTTGAACTGCAAGTAGCCCGTGGGCAAGTTGATGGACACAAAGCCTTATTTAAATTTGGCATCAACGGAGCCGTAGGAACATCAGTCGAAACTGTTTGGGCTGAAGGTGGTACATATGTGTACCCCGCTTCTGCCACTGTAATGAAAATTTCCAGTTCAAGCGCAGACGATACTTCTGCTGGAACTGGCGCAAGGACAATTGCTATTTTTGGACTTGACGCCAATTACAATGAAATCAGCGAGTCAGTAATTCTTGACGGACAAACCGCAGTCAACACCGGTAACAGTTACTTGCGGATTCTTAGAATGTATGTGACCACAGCAGGTTCTGGAGCAACTGCCGCTGGTACTATCTACGCCGGTACAGGCACTGTCACCTCTGGCGTACCTGCAACCGTCTACGGCATGATTGCACTTACCTCGAACCAGACACAAATGGCGTTCTGGACAGTACCGGCCGGTTATACCTTCTATTTGATGGGTGTTTACTACTCATCTGCAAATTCAACCGCAAACGCATCGACCAACTTTCAGTTGATTGAACGCCCACTTAACGGTGTGTTTAGAATACAAAGTTCTGCGCGTACCGCCGGTAACGGAGACTTTGTGCTTGACCTGCACACACCTGTTGCCTTTCCTGAAAAGACAGACATTGAGATTAGGGCAGTTGCCTCAGCCGGGTCCTCAAACGTATCTGCTGAGTTTGAAGGCATCTACATTAAGAACCCTGATTAATCATGCCCGCCAAGTCAAAAGCCCAATTTAGGCTAATGAAGGCGGCGGAGCACAACCCCGAGTTCGCCAAGAAGGTGGGCATTAGCCCGAAAGTTGCTGCTGAGTACACGCAGTCCAACGTGAAAGGACGCTCTTATGGTCACCTCCCTCTTACAAAGGCTAAAGGCGGCCCTTCTCTCTCTGTGGGAAAAGGTGAAAAACTTCCGGTCTCGCAAGGCGCAGGACTGACCCAAAAGGGTCGGGAGAAGTACAACCGCGAGACGGGCAGCAATTTGAAGGCTCCGCAGCCTCAAGGAGGGGCTCGGAAGGACTCTTTCTGCGCCCGGATGCGTCCGATTGCCGAGAAAAGTGAGCCTGGAAGCCGCGCAAGGGCTTCTATGAAGCGTTGGAAGTGCTCAGGCTTCTAAAGGAGACTCCATGGCCTACTCTGACGCCTACGGACAGGTCTACAACGTCCAAACTTTGATCGATCACGGGGCCAGAAGGTGCGGAAAACTGGCCGAAGAACTGACTTCTGAGCAAGTTTTGAGTGCTCGGGAGTCTCTTGGCTTCGTTTTGACGAACCTGATTAACATTGGCATCCAATACTGGGCCATTGAGAAGAAAGTCTTCGGTCTGACCCCCGAAAACTACATCTACACCCTCCCAACGGGTGCAAATGACGTTCTCAATGCCCTGTATCGCACGATGCAGCGCCCAAATGGGTCTTACACGACCTCTGCAGGGGGTACGGTGGCCTTCGTGGGCGACTCCAACACCGCAACCTACTGCCAACAGACCTCCGCCAACGGCAACATCTCCATCGACTTCGGCACGGACAACCCGATCTACGCCGGATCGATCGGTTTGCTGCCCTACATCGCAGGTGGCGGGTCTGGAACGTGGAATCTGACCCTGGAATACAGCACTGACGGCCTTTCCTGGTCCACTTTGGAGGATCTGGGGGCTACTGCCGTCAGGGACAACGAATGGATCTGGACGGACATCAATCCTGGACAGAGCGTCCAGTATTACCGTGTTCGGGCCTACGGCGGCACGACCTTGGCTCTGCGTGAGTTCTGGGTTGGCAACATGAGCCAAGAAATCACGATGTCGCGCCTGAACCGGGACGACTACACGAACCTGCCCAACAAGAACTTCACGGCCAATCAGCCCTACCAGTTCTGGTTCAACCGCACGGTTCCTGATCCGCAGATCTACCTGTGGCCAGTGCCTTCTGACCCCTTCGTTCAGATGACGGTCTGGTACTCCAAGCAGATCATGAACGTGGGCGACCTGACGGACGAGTTGCAGATCCCGCAGCGGTGGTACATGGCCGTGGTAAATATGCTTGCCCATCAAATGTCCCTGGAACTGCCCGCGGTAGATATTGGAAGAATTACATATTTAGAACAGCAGGCAGAGAAATATCTGGCACTTGCAGAAGCAGAAGAAAGAGATAAATCTCCTATATATTTTAGCCCGAATATTTCGGTATATACACGATAATATTTGGAGATTAAATGCCAGTATTTCTCAATACCCTAGGTAACGCATCTCTTGCAATATTCGTGTGTGATCGTTGCAAGATGAAGCGTCCTTTGGACGAGCAGATGTCGGATCACAACTTCCCTGGTCTGAAGGTGTGTCAGCAGGGCTGTGCTGACGAGAAAGACCCCTACCGGCTTCCTGCGAGAAAAACTGAGCGCATCAACCTGCGTTTTCCCCGTCCGGATGTGTCTGTTGCACTAGACCCCAACAACCTTGTGACGGACAATGCAGGCGACTACATTGTCTCGACCGAGGGCAACACAGACACGCCCGAAAACAACGGCAACCTCGACGGAATTTCGGTGACACCCAATGGCTAATCAAACCATCACCCAACTCCCGGATGCGGGGCCAATAACGGGCACTGAACTCGTTCCGATCGTTCAAAACGGCGGGACGTACAAGACCACGACCGCGGCGATTGCCAACAGTCCGACCCAGACTCAGACTTTTCTGACGGTCAACAACGAGCCGACTCTCAACAACAGTCGGTACTTCTCGACGGACGCGAACTTCAACCTGTCCGATGGCGGAGCCCAGTCGTTCTTTCGACTGAATCTCGCAGGAGCCCCCGCAAGTCTTGCCGCCTCTGGCAATGGCATTCAGGTAAAGACGAGCAGCACCACCCTGACGGGCAGAACCCTAGCCTCGGCGACCACGGGCCTGTCCATCGCCAACGGTGACGGGATCTCTGGCAATCCGACCTTCTCCCTGACCGGGAATGTCCTGTCTCTGGCCAACGCCTCAGGAACGGGTCTATTGGCCCTTACAGGCCCTTCTGCCGTTACCTTCAGGTCTATCCAGGGAACGGCCAACGAAATCACCGTAGCGGACGGCACGGGAGTTTTTGCTGATCCGACGATTCGTATTGCCGACAACCCGGTAATTCCTGGCGTTGCATCGATGAAGATCCCCGCGGGGAACACGGCGCAGGAGCCTGCGGGATCTGATGGCGAGATCCGCTTCAATACCGACACCGGGACATTTGACGGCTATGCCTCGGGATTTTGGCAGTCGTTCTCTCTGACGGGTGGTTTGACATCCTTCAGTGCCGGCTCTACGGGTTTTACGCCGTCTGTTCCCACGAGTGGCGCGATTGTCCTTGGCGGCATCCTTAACCCGGCTTCTGGCGGTACGGGCGTCAACAACGGGACTTTCACGACCACCCTGGGGGGCAACCTCCAAACGGGTGACACGTTCTCGACCACGGGCACGTTCTCGACGGGCGGCGCCTTCTCTACGGCAGACGCATTTTCGACGGTCGGGGCATTTGGCATCACGCTGACTGCCACCGGGGCAACGAATGTGACGCTGCCCGTAACGGGCACTCTAGCCACCTTGGCCGGCGCTGAGATCTTTACCAACAAGACGATCGACGGCAACACCAACACGCTGTCGAACATCGGAAATTCAAGCCTGGTCAACTCATCCATCACCGTCAACGGTGTGGTGATTTCCCTGGGCGGATCTGGAACGATCACGGCAAGCACGACCGCGGCGCTGACCGCCGGAACTGGTCTGCAGTTCAACTCCGGTTCAACCTTCGACGGCAGCACTGCTAAGACGATCAGCATTGACTCGTCTGTTGTCACCCTGACGGGACTTCAGACGCTGACCAACAAGACCATCAGCGGCAACGACAACACGCTGACCAACATCGGCAACGGGTCGCTGTCCAACTCGTCGATCTCGTTCACCTATTCGGGCGGCATCACCGGAACGGCTTCCGTCTCCCTGGGCGGGACAAACACTCTGTCCCTGTCCAACATCCCGAACTCTTCGCTGCAGTACAGCAGCATCACGCTCGGGACGACAAGCATCGCTTTGGGAGGCACAAGCGCCACCCTGGCGGGCCTGACATCGGTCTCAGTGACTCAGCCCCCGACTACTGCGCTGCAACTGGCCACTAAGCAGTATGTGGACGATGCGGTTTCTTCTGGCATCACAATCCATAGTCCGGTGCGGGTGGAGACCCCGACGGCTCTGAACGCCACCTACACGCCCGGCGGAACATCGGTAACGGTCACGGACATCACGGGTGGGACAACCCTGACCTTCTCCTCGTCGCCGAGCCTGTCTGTCAACGACCAGATCGTCTTCTCCTCGTCGTCCAACGGGATCGTTGCGGGAACTGCGTACTACGTCTATTCCGTACCCGCGGCAAACCAGGTCACGCTCTCGCTGTCCTATAACGGCCCCGAGATCACGACCTTTACCAACGGCACGGGTCTGACGATCGGCGGCCTGGTCAACGCAGGCGTAGGCGCGACGCTGACGAATGCAGGTACCTTAGCGGCCATTCAGATCGACGGGGTGAACCTGTCGGCCACGAACCGGGTTCTGGTCTACAACCAAACGAACGCCTACGAGAACGGGGTCTACACGGTCACGACCGTTGGTAGCGGTGCTGTTGCCTGGGTGCTGACTCGGGCGGTTAATGAGAACACCTACAAGCCTGACAGCACTACTGGCCTGGGGCAAGGTGACTACTTCTTCGTCCAAGAGGGTTTGACGGGTGCGGGTGAGTCGTATGTATTGACGACGAACAATCCGATCATCATCGGGACGACGAACCTGACGTTCACGCAGTTCTCAGCGTCTCAGGTGTACTCGGCCGGGACGGGCTTGACCCTGTCGGGGACTCAGTTCTCCATCACCAACACCGGGGTGAGTGCGGCAACCTACGGATCTGCTTCCCAGGTGCCGGTGTTTGCGGTCAACGCTCAGGGCCAACTCACGAGCGTTACCAATACGTCCATCTCCATCGACGGGAACCAGATCACCTCTGGGACGGTTGGAGTTGCATACGGCGGCACGGGCTTTGCGTCCTACACCACCGGGGACATCATCTATGCATCGGCCACGACGACCCTGAGCAAACTTGGGATCGGCATCAACGGAACGGTTCTGACCTCTACCGGGTCGGCTCCGCAGTGGACGAATCAAAGCAGTCTTGCTGTCGGAACGGCCACGAACCTGGCCGGCGGTACAGCAGGGGCGCTTCCATATCAGTCTGGGGCCGGAACGACCACGTTCCTGAGTCTTGGGACAACGAACTTTGTCTTGACTGCAGGCGCTACGGCTCCTCAGTATGTGGATCAATCAACGCTGAGTGTCGGATCGGCAACAAATGCGACCAATGTGGCCACTACCGCCACAAGCACCAATGCGGACTTCTTCATCCCATTCGTGGCGGCATCCACCACTGGCAATCAGGCGCTTGGAGTTGACGCAGGGTTCACCTACAACCCGTCCACAAACGCCGTGACTTCTGGCATCTCAGGCGGCACTTTCTAAGGAAAAACCATGGCTGCAACTGGCTTTACCCCGATTCAACTCTACAGAACCGCTACGCCCTCGACCGCGCCGACGGCAGGCAATCTCGCGGATGGTGAACTGGCCATCAACACCGCTGACGGCAAGTTGTTCTACAAGGACAGCGGCGGCGTTGTGCAAACCATGGCCTCCAAGGCCACGGGATCGATCGGCGGCTCTACCACCCAAGTTCAGTACAACAACAGTGGCTCACTGGCGGGTTCTTCCAACCTGACCTTTGACGGAACTACCCTTGTCGCGGCCAACTTTGCAGATTCGTCCCTGACCTCCGGGCGGGTTACTTACGCTACTACGAGCGGAAACCTGACGGACAGTGCCAACCTCACCTTCGACGGCACCACGCTGACAGCCAATGCCCTGGCCCTAACGACGGCGCTGACGGTTCCCAACGGCGGGACGGGCCTGACCTCTGGTACTTCTGGTGGGGTTCCGTACTTCTCGGCTACCAACACGATGGCCTCCTCTGCTGCCTTGGCAGCAAACGCCCTGGTCATTGGCGGGGGAGCAGGCGTTGCGCCTTCAACCACCACCACCGGGACTGGAGTCCTGACGGCCCTGGGCAACAACGCCAACGCAACGGGCGGCTTTACCACCATCAACGGCACGGCCACCCTGACCAACAAGCGGATCGATCCGCGAGTCTCAAGCACTGCCTCGACCGCCTCCCTGACGCCCGACATCTCGTCGTTTGACCAGTATGTTCTGACGGCTCAGGCGGCGACCTTGGCAGTAAACGCCCCGATTGGCACGCCCGTGGATGGCAATAGACTCATCTTCCGAATCTTGGACAACGGCGTGGCCCAGACGATCAACTGGAACGCTACCTACACCGCCATCGGTGTGACGCTGCCTACCACCACGACCGCCAACAAGACCACCTATGTCGGGTGCATCTACAACACCAACAACACCCGTTGGGATGTAGTTGCTGTCACAACTCAAGCCTAAGGAAAAGACATGATCAAGATCGACTTTGAGTTCCAGACGCCTCACGGCAAGTTCGCTGATGCCCTGCATCTGCCCGATGACCACACCTTCACCCCCGAGCAGATTGAGGCGATGAAGGCAGAGCGCGTGAACAACTGGATCGCCGTTGTTACCGCGCCTCCCGCAGAAGAGCCGCAGGAGTAAGTCATGCCTGATCGCTACTGGGTTGGCGGAACTGCGAACTGGGACGGCACCGCAGGCACTAAGTGGGCCACCACATCCGGGGGAGCCGGAGGTGCGTCTGTTCCCACCAGTGCTGATGATGTGTTCTTTGACGCTGCGTCCACTGGCACTTGCACCATCTCTACCGGGAATACAGGCGCGAAGTCCATCAACTGCACCGGCTTTACGGGAACTCTTGCCGGTAGCGCGGCCATCACCGTATCGGGTAGCGTCACGCTTGTGGCCGGGATGACGGTTACTTATAGCGGGACAATAACATTTAATGCGACGGGTACGCTCACGACCGCCGGGAAAACGATTGGGCCAGTAGCAATTAGCGGTTCAGGTATTACCACCACTCTTGGTGATGCGCTAACGTCTTCTGGCAACATTGTGGTGACTCAAGGCACCTTCACCACCAACAACTTCAACGTCACTGCTACACAAATAAATTCTAGCAACTCCAACACCCGCACGATCAATCTTGGATCGTCTACGGTGACGTTGAGTGCAACTGGCACGGTTGTTAATTTTTCAACAACCACAAATCTAACATTCAATGCCGGAACTTCTACCATTACTGCAAGCGGGGCAAACGTTATTTTTGGTGGTAGCGGAACATCTAGCACGGGCGTAACTTTTTATAATATTCAATTTACAAATACCGGAACAAACACGCATCAGATACAAGGCATTAACACGTTTAACAACATTACAGTTACTGCTCCGGCCTCTGCCGGTGTAACTCAATTCACTTTTGATTCCCGTCAAACCATCAACGGCACGCTGTCCACCACAGGCACAGCAGGCAACCGGCGCGTGTGGTTCCGTGGAACTACATACGGCATCGCCCAAACCCTCACGATCAACAGCGCCCCAAGTCTGACCGACGCAGACTTCCGCGACATCTACGTCATCGGCACTGCTGCGCCCATCTCGGGCACTCGGATTGGAGACTTGCGCGGTATTCGCGGCATCACAGCATCCACGCCCAAGACGGTGTATTGGAACCTTGCCGGGGCACAGAACTGGTCTGCTAATGGATGGGCTACAACCTCGACGGGAACGCCCTCCACCGACAACTTCCCTCTTGCTCAG